ATACTAGAAACATTAAATATACAATGAAGTATTTAGTAACTGGTGGTGCTGGGTTTATTGGTTCAAACCTTGTTGATGAGCTAATTAGCCTTGGTCATGACGTTGTTTGTGTTGATGATGAATCCGCAGAGTGTCATGAACAATTTTATTGGAATGATAAAGCACAAAACTATAAATATGATATTTGCGATTATGATTTAATTGCCTCACTATTTAAAAACATTGACTGTGTGTTTCACGTTGCATCTGATGCAAGAATACAGCCAGCAATACTAAATCCTAAAAAATCTATTCAGTCAAATGCACTAGGAACAGCCAACGTCCTTGAACTTTGTAGGGTTAATAACGTAAAAAGATTTATATATTCAAGCACATCCTCTGCTTATGGCAAGAAGGCAATACTTCCAAACATAGAAACACAACCGTCTGACCCACTAACACCATACTCTGCTGCTAAAGTTTTTGGTGAAAACCTTGCGAGAGTTTATTGTAATCTTTATGGTCTTGAGACTATATCGCTTAGATACTTTAATGTTTATGGAGATAGGCAGCCACTAAAAGGTCAATATGCACCAGTAATAGGACTATTTTTAAAACAATCTCGTGAAAAAAAACCTTTGACAGTTGTTGGAGATGGATCTCAGCGCAGAGACTTTACACATATATCTGATGTAGTGCAGGCAAACATTCTTGCATCTGAGGTTGAAAATGGATTTGGTGAAGTATATAACATTGGGTATGGAAGTAACTACGCTATACTTGATATTGCTAATATAATTTCAAATGATATTAAGTTTATACCGTCAAGAATTGGTGAAGTGCAAGAAACTCTTGCATCTAATACTAAGTTTAAAAATCTAACTGGTTGGACTCCAAAAATATCTTTAATGGATTGGATACAAAATGACTGAAATGATTAAGGCTATTGTTAACGGGGAATTTGAAATAACATTACCAAAACATCGTGCAAATAGACCAGACTGGTATAAACCACATGGTTGGGAAAAACCAAGATTAAAACATATGTCAGAAAATATTTCATCTGGAGATGTTGTGTATTATGTTGGTGCAGAAGAAGGGGAAATGCCTGCTCTATGTCAAATGTGGGGTGCAGAAGTTGTTTTATTTGAACCCAATCCAAAAGTATGGTCACACTTTCCATTACTTTGGAGCGCAAATAATTTAGAACTACCATTAATTTGTATCCCTGGATTTGCATCTGACAAGATAAATAATCTTTCAAGAATATATTATAATGAGTGGCCACCAGAAGTTAATGCTGAAATTGAAGCAGCACATGGATTTAAAGAGTTATATCTTGAAGGAGATACGTATGGTCAAATTACTATAGACTCTTGTGTGTATGATCATAATATTAAGGCACCTACGGCTATTTCCTTAGACGTAGAAGGCAGTGAATGGAGGGTCCTAGGAGGAGCTGAAAAGGTACTTAAAGAACATAAACCAAAGATTTGGTTATCTGGACACCCTGAGTTTATGTTACAGCAATGGGATGAATCTTTGTATAACCTTAGACAATGGATAAAAGAATTAGGATACAAAGAATTGATATTAGACTATCAGCATGAGGTACATTTATTTTATGAATCAATCTAAACAATTTTGGGATAACGCTGCCAAGGATCCAGAAGTAAGATATAAGTATATTGCAGATGAGTGGGCATCTACTGAAACATTTTTGGATATTATAAAAAACAATAATAATGACTGGAACAATGTTCTAGAAATTGGTTGTGGAGTAGGTAGACTGTTAGTTCCTTTTGCAGACATGTATAAAGAGTGTAATTTTTATGGAATAGACATATCCGATGAAATGATAAACCTTGCACCTAAAAGAGATAATATAAAGTATCAAGAACTTACAGACAACCTTGACCTTGTATACTCAATGCTAGTCTTTCAACATATTGAGCACCAAGAAAAAATTAACTATATAAAACTTGCTTATGAAAAATTAAAAATTGGTGGTAACTTATTTTTTCAGTTTGTTGTTGGTGAAGAAAATTCTCCATACTCCTATCAAACATCAAGGTTTGAGATTGATAGAATATTAAGTCATGCTGGATTTAAAAACTTAATCTTTACAGATCATATGCATCCTGAATGGATGTTTGTTAGGGCTACAAAATGATTAATGCATACATATATTCTATTAATCCACTTGATGCTGCAGATGGCAAATGGGATTATGGACTACTAAAAGAAACATTTGAAAAAAATAATATTAATCAGTTAGTTGTAAAAAAAATACCAAAAACAGATCGTGGCTTTGTTGTTATCCCTGGACAAGGAAATGCTGGTAAAGAAAAAGCAATATCAAATCAATTAAAAAACCTTAATAGAGTTGTTTTGTTTATAACTGGTGATGAGGGAGCTCATTTTGATGTAGATAAGATATCTCATCCAAATATTTCTATTTGGGTTCAATACCCACATCAAAAACATGAAAAATATAATAAATTTTTTATTGGTGTGCCACAACACTTAGAGTCTAACTTGCCTGACTATCCCGTTAAAGAATATGATATTTATTTTGGTGGACAGATAACTCATCAACGTAGACAGCAGTTATCGGAAATAATGCCAAACCTTCAAAATTCTCTATATAAGCCCACAGAAGGATTTGCACAAGGGGAAAAACCTAAAGACTACTATAAAACACTTTCAAAAACTAAGATTGCTCCAGCTCCTGCTGGTGCCCAAGTTATAGATACTTTTAGATTTTTTGAGGCTATTGAAATGTTGGCTTTGCCTATTGGTGATCTTATTGACTCTAAAGGTGAAATGATTGATTATTTTAATTATGTTTACCCTGCGGGAATTCCAATTGAAAAAGTTAAAAACTGGAAAGAACTAAAAAAAATGCTTCCAAGTCTTATTAATAACTACCCAAACAATATGCATCAGGTAGTGTGCTGGTGGATTAAGTATAAAAGAGATTTTTCCATTAACATAATGAGGGATCTACATGAATAAAAATGATGTAACTATTGTTGTTGTTACTTCTGTTTTGCCAAGTCACCCAGGTACAGAAATTATTGATGAAACAATGTCTACTATAAGGGAACACTTTCCTAATAATGAAATTATATTACAAATAGATGGTTTACGTAAAGAGCGCTTACACCGTAAAGCAGATTATGATGAATATAAAAATAGAGTTTTATGGAAATGTTTACATGAATGGAAAAATGTATTACCTATAATTTTTGATGAACATAGTCATCAAACCACAATGATGAAAGAAACTATTGGACTTATTAATACTGCAGTTATGCTTTATGTTGAAGGAGATGCCCCGTTAACTCCAGATTGTAAAATTGATTGGCAAGAATGTTTAGATATGTTAGAGCATGAAAAAGCAAACACAATTCGTTTTCATTTTGAGTCATCAATACCAGAACCACACAAACACTTAATGTTTGGTCTTGAGGATAATTTTATTAAAACTGTTCAATGGAGTCAACGTCCACACCTAAGCACAGTTAAGTATTACAGGGATGTTGTTCTTCCTTTTTCTGAAGAAAAAACATTTATTGAAGATAGGTTTCATGGGAAAGTCCAAGATGACAGTTTTCCATATGAAACTTTTAGTCAAGAAGGTTGGGACATTCATAAACTTTGGATATATCATCCAGAAGGAAGCATTAAACGCTCTTATCATTTAGATGGTCGTGATGGTACACAAAAATTTACACAAGATGATAATACTTGGGGATATAAAGAATGAGACTTGGCATAATTGCAAGATCAGACAATACTGGCCTTGGTAATCAAACAAAAGAACTTGTAGACATGCTTAATCCAGCAAAGATCATGCTTATTAATTCCGCTCCTTTTAATAGAAATAAACAACACCCAGAGTGGTATGAAAAATATGAATGTCAACATGTTAGTGGTTTTCCAAAAAACTTTGAAGTAGAGATGTTTTTAAACGGATTAGATGTTGTATTAACCTGTGAAACATTTTACAATAAACATTTTATTGCTTTAGCAAAAAGAAAAAGAGTTAAAACAATTCTTCAGTACAATTATGAATTTTTAGATAATTTAGAAAACCCAGACCTTGCATTGCCAGATGTTTTAGTTGCACCAAGCTTATGGAATTTTGAAGACATAGTAAATAAATTTGGTAATATAAGTAAAGTAATACACATTCCACCTCCAACCAATATAGATTTATTTTCTAATGCAAGAAATATTAATTTAAGTAAAACACATAAAAAAATACTTCATGTTGGTGGAAAAGCTGCTGCAAAAGATAGGAACGGAACAAACACAGTAATTCAAATGCTTAAATATTCCAAGGCTAACTATGAACTTGTTATTAAAAGTCAAACTCCTTTAGAAATACAGTGTAATGATCCAAGACTTACCATTGACACTTCTAGCCCAGATACACGTGAAAGCCTCTATGAGGGCTATGACGCAATGGTACTGCCAAGAAGGTATGGTGGACTGTGTTTACCCATGAATGAGGCTCTATTAAGCTCTCTACCCGTTTTTATGACCAACATATCTCCAAACAATAAGATACTTCCATTAGAATGGCTTGCAGACACTGTTAAGGTTGATAGACTAATGACTCGTACTATGCTTAATGTATATGAAGCTAATCCTAAAATGCTTGCTAGGATGATTGATGATTATTATGATAGCGATATTTTTGTTAATAAAAATAAGGCTTTTGAAATAGGAGTAAATAATTTTTCTCAAGAAAAACTACATGGAACATATAAAGATCTATTAAAGTTTTAGTCCTAAATCTCTAGATATTGGAATAATAAATTTATCAGAAAACTCCTGCTTAAGGTTTCCTAACGTCATAAAGGTTGCTTTTCTGTCTAATATAAACCTAATGTCTGTTTTAAGTTCTTGAATTTTAAGGTCTGTAAATGTTAATATATAAAAAGATAGCCATAGATCATCAATAATCCAATATTCTTCTGGACAATCAAAAAAATCATCATTAAGAAACAAACTAGAATGACATATTAATCCGCCAGTTCCTGCATAGTTTCCACATTCATTTTTTTCTAATTTAATTTTTTTTCTATAAAGATACTCAACCATGTGTGCCCAAAATGTTTTAACAGAATTAGGATCATACTGATCATGACATTCTTGTATAAATGTATCTGGAATTATCTCATCATCATCAATAAATATTATTTTCTCATATCCTGATTCCGCTAAGTCTCTTGCCAGAATAAATCTACCAAATTGTTTAAACTCATTACCATAGTTATGTACAGTTATTTTTGTTGTATTAGAATATTTATTTAAATAGCCCAGCAATTTTTCATTTCTATTTGAATTATCAACTATAAAAAAATCAAAGTCTTTATTTGTTTGTCTTTCTATGCAGCCTAAAGTAGTTTTAAGGTTTTCAAACCTTACATAAGTGCACATTATAAGAGCTGTTTTTGACATATATTTTAATTATAGCAGAGAGAAAGCCAGCCCATTTCTAGGCTGGCCTCTCAGTGAAGTTTATTACTTCTTCTTTGCTGCTGCCTTCTTTGCAGGAGCCTTCTTAACTACCTTTGCAGACTTCAATGCTTTGTCTACAACTGATGTGTCAGGTAGGCGACCAAATGCACTATCATTTGGATTAATTGCTCTTAATGCAACTGGAACCAATGCACCAAGTAGTGAGTATGCAAGTGTTGCTGGATCTGTAATTCCAGATGCATACATTGCTACTCCTGCTGAAAGTGCTGATCTTCCGTATGATGCAAGTATTGCCTTTAGTTGTTCTGTATTCATTTTATTCCTCCTAGGATATTGCTCTTGTTAGTACTGTAAAGCCAATCCATAGACCAATAATTCCTGCGACTCCCGCAAAAACTGGTGGTGCTGG